CCTGATATAATACTGACTATGTCGTGCATGAATACCAGAAGCAGAGTTTGTGAGTTGCGAAACTGTTCCAGAAGGTTTTACACAAGTAATAGCAGTGGATTGAGGTATGCCTATTTCTTTAGCATACGTTTTGTTTGTTTTAACTGCTATCTCTTTTAAATGTTGTAAAACTTCTGCTAAATTATGTGAAGCATCTTTACCATTAGTAATAGAGTTATCCATTATTCCAGTCATAGAAACGCCTAACAATCTTTCTTCTTCCGTATTCTTTTGCCATATCTTACGTAAGTAAGGAAAATGGGTAAGGGTAGATTGAAAAGTTCCTATTATAGTAGCCATGTGAACTTTATGTTCTAATGTATCAATAGTATCATCTCCTCTTACGATAACTTCAGATAAATTACAGAATTGGTATGGTCTTAGTATTATTTCACTGCAAGGATTAGTACCAAAATCATACTCTGCATCTCTTCTGCCATTTTCTAAAACTTTTTGTTTTGCAGCACCTCTATAAAACATGCCTCGTTCGCCCGTTCCAGATTCAGCTAAAGCAAGCCACTCTCTCATAAAGGTATGTGAATCGGGCTTATCTGTATAAGCAACAGAGTTATTAGACATTTGTCTTTGTGGTTGTGTTTTATAAAACTCTCCAGTTTTAGCATGTCTCATTCTGCCATCAGATAAATTAGATAAACTAATCATAGCAGACCTTCTAACACCACCAGATACAACCACTTCTCCAACCTTGCACATCAAATCATGGCACTCTAAACTAGATAGTCTTCTGCCTTTAGCATCTTTAAATGTGCTTACTGTGAATCTAAATAGATTGTCCAAAGGCACAGGACCTGATGCCCTACCACCAAATATCTTTAATTTAGCACCTGCAGGTCTTATTAAATGTAAATCCCACTTAGGAACTTCCCCTGCCCATAGTAAAGCTAGTAATTTACGGAATGCTTTTGCCCAACCTTCTTTGCTATCTTTTACTATAATAGTCTCTTCAGTATCAAAAAGTAAAGCAGGAACTTCCGGTAATTTATTTATACAATCTCTTTCTACAGAAAATCCCACACCAGTGCCACACATTAATATATACATAGCTTCATCAAATGCTTTAGGGTCATCAACTGGCAAATAAGAACAGTTATACCCTGCAGTATTATCTCTATCTAATGCCTTACCTGCTGTCATCATTGCTCTCATAGAAGGCATAACTTCTTGATGAAGAATAGCTTCTTGTATATTGTGGACCAACTCTGGGTCAACCGCATAATTAAATTTATCTTTTAAATGTGCATTCATAAAATTCACATATCTGTGAACAGTTTCATGCCACTCTTCTCTTCTTTCTTCATCATCCATCCATCTAGCATACCTAGATTTGTGAATAAATTGTTGATAATTTGTGGGTAGGGTTACATTACTAATCATTTTATTACCTTTACTGTTATGTCTTTAGTTGTTATACCTGCTATTTCATGCATTAAATCATTAATTATATCTTCTATTACCGAAGGAATCTCTTCTATATCAAGAGCAAATTCTTCAGTATCAGCATCAGCTATAATTCTAATCTGTATCTTCTTCTTTGTTACCATTTTCTTTAACATCAATTAATTCATTAAGATACCATTGAGCTTTCTCTAAATCTTGAATACCATTTTTATATCTATATCTCCACAAATATTTCATAATATTACCTTGTAAGTAATACTCGTATCCAATGTCCGTCATAGCTTGAATAGCATCTATACACTCTATTCCAGCAGTATTATAATGTGGAGGATTATTAACCATATCCTCTTCATCTACTTGTTTTCTCATAAGTTTAGAAACCTCCTTATATTTATTTTTTATAATTTCTTTATATTTCATTAGTGAATAGTAACCTTTTTTAATTGTTTGTCAAGTGCAAAACTTGCTCTTCCATCCTCTAATACTTGGTCTGTATCTCTTATAGCATAGTGCACCATACCTCGCGTTAAAAGTGCATAAAATATGCTATCGTCTTCCGTTAATAATTTATTGTCATGCTTGTGATAAATTTCCATATCAAAACCATTTTCATAATGTCGTATTATTATGGCGGAATCCCCACTTTTTAATTTTATATCTTTTGAACTCATTATGTTATCCTCAATACACAATATTTACAAAAGTAAATATTAAAGCTAATGCAAAAAATAACAGCATTACTTTATCATAATTATCAGGTCTCATTTCGTATTCCTCTTTTAATAAAATGTTCTGCGTCTACTATAATTAAAGGATTTTTCCTATTCATTTTTATAACAAGTAAGGGCTCCCCATAATGATTGTGTGTCACTGCCTGCTCATAATAATTATATATTGTTGTAAGTCTTTCAGTGTTCTTACACTCTATATTATAGGGAAACTGTTTAAAAGCTTGTGAAGATAATTGAACATCTACACCATTTACTCCCATTGGAGTAGATTTAATATCTAATTCAGTTACATTTTTAAGAAGACTTAGAAGTTTTTCCGCTACCCATGTCTGTAATTTTCTTCCTTTTGCTTTTGCTGACCGAACACTCATCTTCCTCAATCCTGATTTCCGTGATGTTTTTTGCTGGGATTGTGATTGTTTGGTTCTTTGTTTTAATCGTAGGGAACGGGACTTCGTTGTTAAGTTCTTTGATAAAACCATATGCTTGTTCTCTTGTTAATTTTATTATTTTGTTAACGGGACTATCTTCAATGCATCCTTTATACTGAATGCTCAGAAGCACGCCACTTTTTTGTGATATGGGTATACCAGACCCACTTCGGGTTTTTACCTTTGCTAGGGAGCTGTTTTTTAAACTCGACTTTTTTCCAACATTCCAATTTAAAGGGGCAGTAGCTACACTCCAATCCCAAGGTTCTATTCCCAGTTTCTTTTTTGTAAAAGACTTCTTTGACATCGGAGAAACACCGTTTAAAAGGTCTTTTAGCATGTAATGATTTAAAAGCATTGCGTAATTTATCACGTATATCCTCTCTTTCTTGTTTATTATTTTTTGCTTCTGCTATGGTTATTTCTCCAGTAGATTTATTTAAAGCAATCCAGCCTTTAAAAGGCTTCTTTGCTGCCATAGCGTATCCATGTCCTTGAGCAACATATCCAAATGCATCAGATGCTTTTATTCTTTCATAAGCATCGTCTGGTTTAAATTTATGCTCAAATGCAAATGGGGATACAGTTTTTATATCATATATCCCATCATCTAATTCAATATCATATTCACCAGATATCGAGTTATTTTTATCAATTTTGTATTCCACTTTCTTATGTTTATTTTTTACCTTAATTCCTGAAGCTTTAATAATAGAAATTAATAGAGCTTCAAGAACATCTCCCATAATCATACGCATTTTAAAATCATAGGAGGGAGCTTCAGCTTTAGCATTTTTAGATTGCATTTGTAATTGGCAAAGCGGTTTGCCTGCATTACTCATACGTAATCTGAAATCGTTATCTTGTGCATTAAACTGTTTATTAAGTGCTTCTGCACAAGCTTCACTAAACTCCTTGATAAGGCGAGAGGGCATTGAAGCCCTCCCTTGAGCTGCCTTTGAAAGGAAAGAAAGTATAGCAGCTTCTTTTTTATTCATGACCCTAACGCAGCATCTACATCGTCATTAAGGGCATCATCAACGTCAACATTAGCAGGAGCTTGGTCAATAACTTTGCCCTGCTTTCGCAAAACTTCGTCATACAAAGCCATAACTTTTTTGTTTTCGCTGTTAATATAGTCCATGAAAAAAGATAAAGTAGATTGGTCTCCATCTGTGAAGTCTATAGGTCCGTCATTGACCTTAAAACCTCCAACGTAGTAGACTAGCCCACCATTCTTTTTCTTTTCTAATGAACCTCGCAATTTGTAAAAAATAAATGGTTTCTTCTGTGCAGAGAGTGAGTCTATAGGCACAGAGATAGGCATAAAGTTACTACCTCTGGCTCTCCACAACACAGGCAAATCATTCGCTTCTACAGAATTGCCATCTGCATCCACAGCATCTATAAAAGATGCTTTGCCAAACAACATACGAAAACACTTTATATTTTTCTGTTGCAAGGCTTTGTCTGCAGATAAACCTTCACGTTGGCTAGCAGGAACAGAGCCACATCTAAAAGTTCCAACTGTATCTGGAATCTCCGTCTGTGGATAAAGATTATTAGCCATTACTGACCTGCTGACCATCTCATTTACCTCGGCATCATAATGTAAGTATTGATACCTTTGGGCAAACACTTGAAGGTCTATTTCTTTAGAGTATACGGTTTTACCCCCTATATCTAAAGATGTAGTCCACGAACCTGCAGGGATTGACCTACCGGAATCGTCTTCGTGGTCTCTATTTATTTTTAGATAAAACATAGAGGGAGTTGCGTTAGACGGCTCATCCTGCCCTATTATTTTAGCTATGTCCTCAAAACTAGAGGACGATGTTAAAGTTAAATCATTCATGATTATTTACTCCTTATTAAGAATCTTATTTATACTAGATTATTAGTCATTAGTCAAGTGAAATTCTTTCATATCTAACCAATTTTTTCCTATTTCTAAATCAACGGCAAGAGGAACATTCCATTTAATGTTATAGAAGTCCTCAAACTGTTGATTTACCTTTGTCATAGCATTGTAAGTCATTCTAGCAACCTTCTGTTCTTCACCGGGGTATATATCTAAAACTATTGAGTCATGGACCGTATTAATAATTTTAGACGTAGCTCCACTATCCGTAAGTTCATTGTGTAGTTGAATAAGTGCCAACGGCACAACACAACCCCCTGCGATACCTTGCACGGGATAATTTTTAATAGAGGGTGCTCCAGATGCATTACCACTCGCAAGCCGTTTAGTATCTGGAAAAGCAAATTGTTGACCAGTATCCATACTAACAATACTATGTGTAATAGCCTCAGTTTGAAGATTATCATGCCACTCTCCTAACTTAGGGTACTTTGCGACAAAAGCTTTATAGTATGACATCTCATTAGGTGTACCTGTAGTGCCGCCATAGAGAGGTTTAAAAGTATGCGCTTTTGCCGCAGTACGCTCTTCTTTAGTGATGTCCTTCTCATCTTTGTTAAAGATAATAGAAGCAGTATATCTGTGAACATCACTACCATTAATAATGTCTTTATACATATTTTCATCGCCACATAATTGTGCCGCTACACGAAACTCTAACTGACTATAGTCAGCTTGAAGTATATTGCCATTACTAAACCTTGATACAACCACTGCCCTAACTGGAAATGTAGAGGCTCTGGGTTGATTTTGAAAGTTTGGGTCTGAAGAAGATAATCTAGTAGTTCTAGTTATACATTGATTAAATTTAGGATGTAATACTCCATCAGTTCTAGTATTACGAGAAATACCACCTACAAAACTAGATAAATATACATCAACTGCGTTTAATCTTATAGAAGACTTTA